GAAAAGAAAAACATTCTCAAGAAAGATGGCAATCGCTTGATGTTTGTGAGCAGCACCGGCGAAGTGACCAAACTGTTCCGCAAGGCCTGGGAAAGCAACGAAGAAGGCTGCCTGGACAAGCTCATGGCAGATTTTGCAAATCTCCGGACTGAGGTAAGTACCGATGTTACGGAGGAGGAAGCAGAATGAGTGAACAATTGGTAGCTGACATCTGGAGCGAGATCAAACGCTATGTAAACCCGCACGATCGTGCCGAAGCAGCGGATACGGTACTCAGTGTCATGATCGATCATGATCTTGATGCTGCTGACATACGTGCAGCGTTTGGTAGTGATCCCGACATGAAAGCGGCCCTGGCAGCGCATCTGGACGATGATGCTGCCGAGGATGACTATGACGACGACATGGACGACGAGGATCCGGATCGCTAATGTGGTATAGCCGTGTCACAGCCAGTCTCAGCGCCATACCAGACTTTATAGCTCACTATGAAGCTGAGCTGGCCGCGGCACAGCAGGAGTGTCGTATCACGGGGCATGTGGAAACCAACATCAAGGAACTGCCCGGGGTAACCGAGCATCGTTTCAATCAGCTGCAAGAGATTGAAGCGGTGCTCAATTACCTCAATATCCAGCTGAGAAAAATACGTCGCACCCACTTCAAGAAATATCTCGAGGGCTATGCACGGGCGCTCACCAGTCGTGACGCCGAAAAGTACGTGGACGGTGAGGACGAAGTGGTAGATCACGAAACCATCATCAACGAAGTGGCACTATTGCGCAATCGCTGGCTGGGTATCATGAAGGGTCTGGACACCAAACAGTGGCAACTGGGTCATATTGTTAGGTTGCGCACGGCCGGCATGGAAGATATCCGGGTCTAAATCTAGTCGTGTAACCGATTCTTTCATACATACTCCAAAGGAGTCGTGTATGAAACCCACTGCATTTGTGACCGGCATGACCGGACAGGATGGTCCCTATCTAGCTCGCCTGCTGTTGGAGCGTGGTTATCGGGTGTATGGCCTGATCAAACGCTACAGTAACCCCAATCTAGAAAATCTTGCCTGGCTAGGCATCGAAAACGATGTGGAATTGGTCACCGGCGACATCACAGATGATGGCTGCATGAATCATCTGGTGCGTCAGATACGTCCACGAGAGTTCTACAATCTGGCAGCACAGAGTTTTGTGGGTGTGAGTTGGGATCTAAACAAGCTCACGACCGAAGTGAACTGCATGGGTCCGCTCAACATACTCAATGCCATACGGCAGCACAGCGCCGACACCCGCTTTTATCAGGCATCTACATCCGAAATGTATGGCAACAGTACCGGGGGTCAGCAGGACGAATCGACTCCATTCCACCCGCGCAGTCCCTATGGTGTGAGCAAACTGTATTCGCACTGGATCACGGTAAACTTCCGGGAAAGCTATGGGCTCTATGCCTGTTCGGGCATACTGTTCAATCACGAAAGTCCCTTGCGTGGACGCGATTTCGTCACACGCAAAATAACCGATGGTGTGGCGCGTATCCGCCTGGGTCTGGCCGATCGACTCACGCTGGGCAATCTAGATTCCCAACGCGATTGGGGACATGCGCAGGACTATGTGGAAGCCATGTGGTTGATGCTACAGCAGCCGGAAGCTCGTGACTATGTGGTGGCCACGGGCGAACAGCATACCATACGTGAGTTCTTGCAAGAAGCCTTTAGCTACGTGGGATTGCCACACTGGAGCCAATATGTGTCATCAGATCCCCGGTTTAAACGTCCCGCAGAATTACACAGTCTCTGCGGCAACAGCGGTCGTGCCAGAGAACTGCTGGGATGGCAACCACGTTGCGATTTCCGTAGTCTGGTACGCGACATGGTAGATGCCGATCTAGAGCGACTCAAGACCCCGCAATAGACGTTTGATGGGATAACCCGACGCTATTTCCTCGGTAGTCCACTCGGTATGCGCCAGCAAGGTCAACCAGTCTCTGCGATCGGGCATGTGTGGTTGTTCAATCTGACACCAATCAAGATTGCCTACTGTACTAGCCAAGCTAGATTCATAGCAAAACAAAGGTATTCCTTGTAATACCGCAGACACGCCTGCGCCACTATTGGCATTAACCACGGCCCAGGCTGTGGATAAACTGGTGTCAAGATCAAAATCATCGTAAGCATTGGGCAATCGGTGTGGTATATCAACCACACACCCGGCGGGTGCCTGTAATGTTTGTCTTGGGTGACGACGTACACGTATGGTCCGATTGGTGTAATTGCGTAGTTGCGCCACAGTATCGGCTAACCATTGACCAGTGGGTGGCAATCCTTGCCACTGTTCACTGTCTCCGCGCTGTTGGACAATGACAATGTCTTGTCCTGATGATCTCCAAGGTCTAGGCTTGATCCCAAGTAGTTGTACACGACTGTGATCAAACTCATCACCCCAATAGGCCCCACGACCTAAACCATTTACTCCCATTTTCCAGGTGTTACCACGACGCAAAGTGCCCACTTCCAGCACTACCACCGGGCGTTGACTGCGGCGAAACTGCTCCCATACTGTACGATTTTGGCGCATTCGGCCGGCCCAAACCACACTCCATATCACGGCCACATCGGCACTGGTATCATGTGAACTGTATTCTAGCCCTAATCGATCTAGCCCGGCGCGAAACGCAGCCCATACTGGCCCGCTATTACCAGCGCCCCATTGATCAAATATACTCAATCTCATATCTACACATAATTATAGTTATGTATAAAGTCAATGATTTTTGGTGGAGTCCGGAACCACCCAGTGGATTTTTCAGCCAGCGGCTCGAACCCAAGATAGACATTTGGTATCAGCAAAGATATCGATATTGGGTCTATGCCAATATCCCTTCAAAACGTACCATGATAGATGTGGGTGCCAACGTCGGTATCTTTGCTAGACCCAGTGCCGATCACTTTGAACGTGTGATCTGTTTTGAACCAGTACCGCAAAACTTTGCGGCTCTTGAGCTCAACATGGCCCAATGCGCGAATGCCACGTTGCATCCACTAGGGCTCAGTGATCGTGAACAACGAGTACAATTCCAGGTACAAATTAACAAATGTGGATGTAGCTATCAGGTGGATGTAATCACAAGCGATGCAGGCTTCTACAATGTAGAATGCGAACTGCGTACCATGGATAGTTTTGCTATTAAAGATGTGGATTGGATCAAAATTGATGTAGAGGGTGCAGAACTTGCGGTCCTAGAAGGTGCCCGAAAAACCATACAGCACAATAGACCTTGGCTGTTACTAGAACGTAACGGTCAAGAGAAAGTGCATCGCGAATGGCTCAATGATTTATGTGGGCCATATCAAGCAGCACCAGTAAAAAGCAAGACCAACACCATATGGATACCACAATGACCTTTGCCGTTGTAACCACTTTTCATGCCATGGGTTACCAAACCTATGCCAGTCGCATGATCGACACTTTCTTGACCAATTGGCCTCGAGAGGTCACGCTCTATGCATACCCCCAAGATTGCACAGTTACACAATTGGCCGCCAACCTTGTGGTGCGTGATCTACATACAAGTATACCCAAATTGGTTCAATTCAAACAGCAGTGGCAATCAGATCCGCGAGCACGTGGCGAAGTGGCCCTAGGTGCACCCGATCGCAAAGGCAAAGCACCCGGTCTAGGCTTTCGCTGGGATGCTATTAGATTTAGCCACAAGGTATACGCAGTATGTCATGCTGCACAAGATACCAACGCCGATGTGCTGTTCTGGATGGATGCTGACATGGTGTGCCATAGTCCCATCACACTGGATTTCATAGCCAGTCAGATGCCCCCTGGGGTAGGTTTGGCCTATCTAGGGCGCGAACGAAAGTTTACTGAATGTGGTCTTTATGGTATCAATCTTCGGGACGAGACCACACGCCTGTGGTTGGCAGAATTCCAGCTGGCCTATGATTCCGGGCGACTCATGACCATGTCAGAATGGAATGACTGCTGGGTTTTTGATCAGACTCGCAACGAAGTTAAAGCACAATATCCCGATTGGCAACTATGGAACTGGAGCGAAGGTCTCATACGCGGTGAAGGTCATCCCCTGATCAATACTGCCTGGGGCGCCTATCTAGATCATCTCAAAGGTCGTCGCAAGGATCAGGGGCGCAGTCTTTTAAAGGATCTCCTGCGCCCTCGTCATGAGTCGTATTGGAATCAACGCTAGGCAATAGATATTCGGCCTTGCTGTGTTTGGCCTTGTAGTGGGTGAGGTATGGTCCCAATACTGTGTGTCTAAGCGGCGTTTTGTAGGGTTTAGAAAAAGTTGCACAGAGATCATAAATCTGTGCTGATGGTACTGATCTTATGGCAGCACCAAACACATCATTGTCGTAAAATCTTCTAAGATCGGTGTAATCCCGCTCGTGATATCGCCGTTCATACTCGTCACGAAAATTATCAAACTCACTGTGTTCGCGATTCACAGCAAACACACCGGTCTCGGGTACTAGCCAATTGCCAGAATTACCCTGTTTGTCTTGTGTATAGATCACACCCATATAGGTGGCCAGGCAATCATTGCGCAGTAACTCTCGCCATTCAATCCATCCTATATTTTGTTGTGTTATTACATCGGCATCTAGCCAGATTATCCATGAGCTAGTGCTATGTCGCATGGCATGCATTACGCTATAGGATTTTTTGGCAAATCTTTTGGTGCTGGGATTGAAATCTTCATTTTGAAATTGAGCATAATCGGAATCCAGCTGAGAAAAATCCACTGTGGTGATCCTGGGGGTTTGAATAGGCAATTCAAAATCTTCGGTGTAAACAGTGAGTCTGAATGAATCATCCCAATATCGCAACCAAGAATTTACGCTATCTCGTCCTATAAGATTCCAGTAGTACTCGTTTACGCTGGTGATTACTTCAATCATGGTGTGCCCATTTTCGCATGTGCTGCCAGCAATGACCCAATTGTAGATCTCGATGACTCCAGTGGAATTGCGACAATCGTTCGATCCAATCAGTACGTTCAAATATCGCGGGGTTTTCCAACAATGCAAAATCAGTGTTGGCAACCTCGCGGGCCTGACTATGTACAGGATCGGTTACAAATATGGGTATGCCTTCGATAGCAGCAGCCACGGTCGGGCTTGAATTGTGATTGACCACGGCCCAGCATTGGGACAGATCTTGTAGTAAACTATGAGAGGGTTGACTAAAAGATACATCTCTAACACGCCGACCCAATAGAAGTTTTTCCAGGCGTTGACAGTATTTGATGGCTCTCTTGTCGCCGGGGTGTGAACGAATCACTATGGGACGATTGCTATATCCGCGTATCTCGGCAATGGTATCAAGTGCCCAGTCAACTACATCAAATCCACGCATGCTCCATCCACCATCGCGCTGGAGACACACCAGTACATGATGCCCTTGTGTGCGCCAAGGTTTTAATTTGATATTTAATTCTGCTTGGACTTTCTTCCATCGCGCAGGATCTGGATTGTGATCACAGTATTCACCTAGTCCAGGAAACACATTGTCATAACTATACCGCAGCCAATATCCGGGGTTATTGATATCCTGGTAAAGAAACAGGTTACTATCTGCAATTATAGTACGACCACCTGTACGAGCTTGATTTTCCAATATACTGCGACGCAGTTCAAGATGAGCAGATGTTTTACCGTGCTCGTGGACCCATCCCAATATCACGGCTACATCAGATGGTTCCCACAGTGTGGATTCTGACACCACGCCTAGGTCACCTACAGCATTTACACCCTGAACAAAATAACGCAGGGTATTGGATTTATCTTGATTTTTGGCTATACTTTCGGGAGTTTTACCACGTGGTAAAGTGGCAAGATAGCTGACGACTTTAATGCTCATTTAGCATCCTGTATGCAGTGCCATCTTCTAACTCTTTTACGCTGTACTGACCATAGGCTAAATGGCACGCCCATGCACGAACCAAGTCTGAATCAGGCCAAACAGGATCGTCGATACAAGCCAGGTCTCTATTGCCCACCGGTGCTGCTGCATGGGTGGGGGCCAACACAAATACCGGGACTCCTTCCAATATGGCTTCTACAGCGGCATTGCTGTTGAATGTGACCAAGGCATGTACATCATCACGTAACACCTGGACCAGTGGATCAGTGGCCACACGATCGATTCGACGTGGCGCCCGTTCACGTATCACAATAGGTCGATCGGTATGTTGTTTTATTTTGGCTACTGTATTCTGGATCCATTCATCACGATCGATCCCATAAAATCTACAGGGCTTCTCGTCGGGTGCAGCTATAATGATGCGACTGCCATGTCTACGTGGTTGGAACTTGATACCTAGTCGATCCAATCGATCAGATGGTCTGGACTGTATGTCTTGATGCTGTAGGTCATTTGGTACGATGCGATGGTAATTTTTATTGCCACGTGGATTTTGTGGATTTGCAATATTACCGAGATAGCCCGAATCCATGTAATAAAATGGTCTCTGATCTCGCCAGCACTGCCGCATGATTTTGTATTTGAGAATACCACGTAAAACAACCACACGATGATCACGAACTACATCATAGTGGTAATCAAAATCATCCGTGGTAGTGGGCTGCACACCAGCACTGGCAGCCAACCGGTTGATGTATTGATCCTGGCCGTTTTTGCTGAGAAAAATCCAGTTTGAGGGCACTAGCCCCACCGTACCTGTTGATTGCGTTCGATATCTTCTTCTTCGCAGCGATCGCCGTATTGTATTTCCACGATCTTGAGAGCATTGGGTTGTTCATTTACCAACTGATGCCACTCGTGCGGCGCGATATGCAGGAACTGATGACGCCGGAACACACCGTTCAGTTCCACATCAGTGCTGGAGTCAATGGTGTAGACCGTGGCTATACCCTCGCTCACTAACCAAAATTCAGCTCGATCCTGGTGTCGCTGCATGCTAAGACTGGC